TTCCCGTGGCTGTTCCTGGTCATCGACGAGTTCCCGAACCTCTTCACCGCGGCGAAGGCGGCCGGGCAGATGGGCGACGGGCCGAACGCGAAGTCGTACTTCAAGTACGTCGTGGGCCTGCTCGACCAGATCGCCAAGCAGGCGGCCAAGACGGGAACGATCTTGATCGAGGGTGCCCAGAACCCCACGAAGGACGACAACGGCAGCAAGGAGTTCCAGGCCCAGCTTCGGTCGACCTTCGGCTTGGGGCTCGACGAGTTGCAGTCCCGCAACCTGTGGGGCATCGGCGAGCGCCTGGGCTGGACCAGCACTGACCTGGCAAAAGGCCAGTACCGGCTCCGCGACGACGACCACACCGTCCCCGAAGTCGCCAAGGGGTACTGGGTCCCGAAGCACCAGCGCAAGAAGCAGGCCGCCGCCGCCGCGAAGCTGCGCAAGTGCGCGGAGCCGACGGCCTGGGCAGCGCTGATGGGCGTGGACGCGCCGGTCATCGACGCCATCAGCATCTCCAGCGCGCCGGCCGACCGCGTGCTTCAGGCGCTGCTCGACGGGCCCATGAAGGTGGACCCGGAGCTGGTGGAGGCTACTGGGCTCAGCCGGGCCCAGGTGTACCGGAAGCTCAAGGGCCACGGCGAGGCTGAGTTCGTGGTGCGGCTGGACGACGCGCGGTTCCAGCTCACCGACGCCGGTCGGGGCTTCCTCCGTGGCGAAAACCCCGTTAGCAGTACGCGAGTCTCATGATCTCGTCTCGTCCGGGACGCACGTAACGCGCAGACGGACGAGAATCCCTGAGAATCTCACAAAAGTGAGACGGTCTAACCCCCATTACGGGGGGTCAGATTGGGACAAAACAAGGCCCCCGGAGCGGATATTCTCGCTCCGGGGGCCTGTTCTCTACCCTCAACTTGGGGGTCAGGTGGTCCTGATCAGCTTCGGACGGCCGTCGTAGGCGTTCGCCAGGGCGGCCACCGCGCGCTCCCGGCTCTCCGCCACGTCGGCCCGAGGCTTGACCCGGTCGGTCCATGCGTACCCGACCGCCCACGTGCGGCCAACCGGCTCGACGTAGCCGATCGGCCGGTTGTCGAGCACGATCCACCAGCGGCCCGGCGTGCGCTCGCCGTCGGGCGACACCCGGGTACGGCGGAGCCCGCGCTTGCGGAGCCCGTTCCAGCGCCGGGTCTCCGCGGACAACGCGCCGGCCTGGAGGCCGGAGCAGCTCGCGCAGTGGATCCGCAGGTTGTCGAGCGTGTACTTCCCGCCGCGGATGCCCGGGGTGATGCGGTCACAGATCATCGTGGTGTAGGTGACGACGGTCAGGCACTCCCAGCACGACGCGGTGGTGCCGTCGCCGTCGCGCTCCAGCAACGCCTGTTTGCGCTTGCGCCGTTGGCTCGCCGACCCCCGCGAGTTCGAGTTCGAGGTTCCGCGCGGTCCACTCACCAGGCTGCCCTCCACACGCCGTTGACCTCGGGGACGATGGTCGGCTGGATCACGCCCAGCTGGAAGAAGGTCTCATTGAGCCAGAACTCGGTGAGGAAGTCGCGGCCGTCGGGACTCCACGCCTCCACGGCGCACTCCCCCGCCTCGCAGATCTCCAGCCGCTCGACGTGGTTGCTCTCCGCGCCGGTGCCGGTGACGGCCGCAAACTCCTTGGTCAGCCGTCGGAAGTTCTGGGCGAACACCATCTCCGTCACCTCAGAAGGCAGCATCATCGTCTTCCTCTCCCACGATCGACGCGTAGTGGTAGTGCGGGTCCATCGCCTGGCGCACGCACTTGTAGACCTCGCTGGGGTGGTGGTCCGGGTTCAGGAACGTGATCTCGTCGAGCGCGGACTGAGCTGCTTCGGCGGTGTCGTATATCGGCTTGCCGGAGTAGTGGCACAGGGCGATCCGCGCGTACCCCGCGGACCAGTCCATGCGGCCGTAACGCATGACCACGTCACGGCGCTGGGTGCCGCCCTGGTTCTCCGCCCAGTACGCCTGGCCCTCGGGCTTGTAGTGCTGGCGGCGGCGCTCCGCTCGCTTCCTGTTCAGGCGGTTCGACTGGCTCGATCCGGACCTTCTCATCGGGAGACCCCCAGGAGAGTGACGACCGGCGTCCACCAGGGGGCGCCGTAGGCGATCAAGGTCAGCGCGCCGAGGCCGCCGGTGAGCACGGCGAAGACGCTGGTGGCGATGCGCTCGCCGGTGAACATCGGCTTGCGGGTGAGAACGACATGCTTGTCCGAGAACGGGACCTTGACCTTCTCGCCCTTGCGGACGCCGCCCGCGCGGAACCGCATCCAGCGCGGGAAGCCCACGGTGGCCCAGCGCTTGCCGTCCATGACGACCAGCGGACACAGCGGGTGCGGCACGCCGGACAGCGTGCAGGCGTCGCCGATGAACCAGATGTGGCAGAGGCACCCGACGGTGAACGCGAGCGCCCACATCGGCGCCAGCGCGACGTGACCGGCGATCAGGCCCGCGTACACGGCGCCGCCGGTGAGCAGCGTCCCGAAGTTCGTGTGCGTGAACGTGCGGTGGATGGCCTCCGGCCTGTCCTTCTCGGTCCGGGTGGCCTGGTAGACGACGTGGCTGATCCACATGAACAGCTTGTTGAGCAGCCAGCTGACCGGACCCGCGACCTTCGAGATGAAGGCGGGCGGGTGGTCGATGTCCGGCCAGAGCGCGCCGATGCCGACGACGGCTGAGTACGCCACCGTGCGCGTGACAATCGCGGCCGGGGTAGCGGGCCCGCTCGTGGTCAGTTCGAGCGCTAGCGGCGCCGTGAGCAGCCCGGCCGCGACGCCGGAGAGGAAGTGCCCCTTCGCCATCACGGCAGCTTCTCCAGCTCCGCGCGGGCCTCGCGGATGGACTGCTCCATGTCCTCCAGCAGTCCCAACGCGGCCATGCAGTGGTTGTCTCGGGAGTGGCTGATCGACGAGGCGCCCAGCGCCCAGCCGACCTCGTCGCTCGCGCGGGCCGCCTTGTCCTGCAAGGTCGACATGACCTCTTCCAGCGGCGTAATCACTGGTTCTCCAGGGCGGTACGGAGGGCGTCCAGGTTGTCGCTCAAGTCCTTGACCAGGGTCAGCGCGGAGGCCAGGTACTCATCGGTGGACGGCGCCGTGGAGGCCCAGGCCGGGTGCTCCATGTAGGCCACGTCCACGGTCAGGTCGGAGACCATCTTGCGGATCTGCTCGACGTACTCGCCGGCGGAGACGTGCGCTTCGGGTTTCGTCATGGGGTCACTGTATCCCCCCATTCTGGGGGGACGCAATGGTCTATTCGATACCGAGCAGGCGTCGGTTCTCGATCACCCGCTGAACCATCGGCGTGTCCTCGCGAAAGATGCGGCCCGCTGGCGAACGCCACCGGCCGTCGGCGAGCCGGGCCCACTCGCTCGGGTGGCGGATGTCCGACCGCACCGTGCGGTCGCGCCGCCGCGGGGGCTGGCGAAGCTCGGTGTCGGGGTCGCCCGGCACCACGTCGGTGAGCGCGTCCAGGTCGTAGACCTCGCCCTTCCAGGCGGCGTAGCTGGCCAGCTGGACCTCGGTGAAGGCGCACTGGATGGCGGCGAGCAGCTCCCGCTGGTTCCGCGCCACGGCCGCCCAGCCGCGGGCCTGGGGCGAGGACACGCGCAGGCCGCCGTCCACCTGCTCCACGACGAGGGCCACCCGGCGCGCCTGGTGCGCGACCGCGGGCGGCCCCATCACCTCTTCGGTGACCTGGCGGCGGAGAGGGCTCGTCATCGGAACCGCCGGGACTCGCCTTGACGGCGGATCGTGTTGCCCAGGCCGACCGATGGACGTGTCGGCAGCGGCTGGACCGGCCGCGCGGGCGGCGGGTTGGCGGTGGCCGCGTCCGTCTTGGACAGCTCAGTGAGCCCGTGCACGTAGGCGTCCATCCGGTCCGGGCTGTCGAGCCCCTCCTTCCAGCTGACCAGCTGGTGCTGAAGCTCGGGAAACAGGCCGACGTGGTGCACCTTGCCGTACTCGTGCAGCGGCGCCACCATCTGCGCGCGGAACGTCTTCGTGCCCTTCGGCGTGATCGGCCGGATCGGGATACCGGTCTCCGGCAGCGCGAGCACCTTCGGCACCAGCGGCCACAGGTCGGCCAGGGACTTCTCCATGGCCAAGACCTCTTCGGGCTCAGCGTCGTCGCGCACGAGCTGCCGCGCGGCAACATGAATCAGCGCCTCGTCGGCCACGCGGGCGCGCTTGCCCGGCAGCTTCTTGAACGGGTCCAGCTCGAACAGCTTCAGCGCGTCGCGGCGGATGTCCTTCCAGGCCTGCCGGCCGCTCTTGCGGAGCTGGGACAGCGACCGCTCGTAGCGGATGGCGGTGGCATCGTGGCGGAGCGCGGCGAGGAAAGCGCGCCGGAACCACTGGCCGACGGTCATGTGCCCCGACTCGTCGGCGAGCAGGTAGAAGTGCTCATCCACACCGCGGGCCAAAGTGACGATGCCGGCCTCGTCGCCGTCGCCCTCGTTGTCCGCGGGGTCCACGAAGACCTCCGTGCGGAGCAGCTCCGGCGCGACCGGCACGCGGTGGTAGGCGATCCAGGCCAGCTGGAACACGCCGCCGGCGGGCGGGTGCGGGTCGGCGTCGTAGAGCGCGGCCCAGACCCACTCGCCAACTCGGCGGCGGATGTCGTCCCAGTCCGAGGGCTTCCGGCCTCGCGTGCTCACGAGGTACTCGCCGGCCTTGCGCCCCAGCGGGTCGTTGCTCTTGGCGATCGCGGGGATGACGAGCTGGTGGAAGTCCGGCCGCCGGCTCTGCTCGTCCTGCACGATGAGCCGGCCGATCAGGTCGTCCTCGTGCCAGCGGGTGCCGATGACCACCAGGAGCGCGCCGGGCGACAGCCGGGTGGACGCCACCGAGAGGTACCAATCCCACATCAGCTGTCGTTGCTGCGGGCTCCCGGCCTGCTGAGGCCCCTTCACCGCGTCGTCGATGATCAGCACGTCGGCGGATCGACCGGTGAGCGCGCCGCCCACGCCGACCGCGACCATGCCGCCGTTCCGCCGGCCGGGCGTGTCGGTCAGGGACCAGTTCGTTTGCTGCGCGCGGTCCGGGTCCAGGATCAGCCCCAGCTGGTCCTCCTGGTGGACGTAGTGGCGGTCGCCCTTGTACCCGGCGCCGTACGTCTCGATGGACTGGCGAACCGCGAGCGTCGAGCGGCCGGCCACGGACTGCTCATAGGAGGCGACCACGATCCGTCGCGTCGGGTCGCGCATGAGCAGCCACAGCGGGACCGCGGTGCCCATGCGCATCGTCTTGCCCTCCTGAGGAGGGGTGGAGATGATCCATCGGCGCTGGAAGCCGGAGTCTGCGGCGATCGCCACCTGATCGAGCGCGGTCATCATCTTCGTCTGGACGGTGTCGGGCTGGATGAACTTGGCGATGTGGCCCGGCGAGGGGAACCGCTCCAGGGCCTTCCGTCGACGGAGGATGCGATCGAGCCGGAGCTGAGCGAGGCGCCGCTCGCCGGGGTTCAGCTCGTCGAGCTTGCGGCGGACCTCCGACTCCAGGTCGATCACCCGACCTCCCCGGACTCGACGAGTTCGCCGTCCACGATGGTCGGATCGAGCTGGAGAACCCCGGCTTCGAGCAGCGCAGGGACCTGAGAACTCCGGTCCTCGATGAGACTCAGCACCTGAGAAACCGTCTCGTCGATGCGCTGGTTCGAGATCTGGATCTTCAGCTCCGCGTTGAGCCCGCACAGGTTGGCGATCCGGTCGACCACCCCGAGGATCACGCGCGCGGCCTTCTCGTCGCCGTTGAGCGCCTTCTCCATGAACACCTGCTTGAGCTGCCGCAACGTCTCCAGCTCGTTCGCCAGCTGGTTCTGCCGGAGCGAGAGGTCGCCCTCCATCGTCCGGGCCAGCTCTTCGTTGTAGAGCTTCGAGGCCTGGGGCTCCGTCATCGCCAGCTCTTTACCGGCGTCGGTGACGGTGTAGCCCTGGGCGACCAGGCGGAACAGCCGGGTCGCCTTGACCCTCGTCTCCGCGATCGTGGCGCGTGGCGCGCTGGCTTGCCGCGGGTTCACCGCTCGCAAGTTTGACTTCCTCGGTGGCACGTCGTCTCCCTCCAGGGTGAGATCAGGTCGGGAATCTCACGAGACGACGCGCGCCGGTAAGCACGCTGAGTCACGCATGGCGTGATCATAACCCCCCAAATTGGGGGTATGCCACTACGCCATGCGTGTCAGTACAGCTCTGCCCACTGGCGGAACGCATGCGGGGCGAAGGTCTTGGCACCCGCGGCAGCGTTGAACATCGAGACGACGCCCGTCAGCACCGCCGTGTCCGTCGACTTGCCCGCGGTGATGAAGCCTAGGCCTTGCTGGTT